TCCGTATCAGCAATCCATTATTGGGGCGATCTTACAAACTCGCCTCAATAAAAAGATCAAGTAAGACGTACGCGTCTTACTTACCAACCTCACTAGGAGTCGTCTATGGCACTACCCGATCCAATCACTGTGGCTGCTGCATCTCCCACACCTCAGCTCGTATTAGGTTTGATACGATTTGATGGTTATGGGTCAGAGCGTGTGGACACTGGTGGCAATGGTTATACCACTGTCATCAACCACACCCCTGGGAAGACCACGAACCGCCACTACGTCAAGTTGACGAAGAAGCTGAACGCGGTCAATCCTTACAGCGGCCTCACACAGGCAAAGGAAGCCAGTGTGTCCATGTCGATTGCTCGTCCCGATTTCGGCTTTACCGACGCTGATATGGTTGCGTTGGTTACCGCGCTTCGGGACTTTGTTTTCGACTCGGAAGTGACCCCGGCCAAACTGCTGCAAAACCAGTCGTAAGACTGGTCATAACGGCAGTCTAAGCCACGTAGCAATTCCGCTACGTGTCATGATCTGTGGCCTCTGGCCGCACTCAAGGAGTACGAACTATGCCTAAGATCATCCAGGAGGCCGAACATGGCATACCGACGAGAACCTATTATCGAGAAGACCGCCGCCTGCGACAATACACTAACTCCGTCTACTGGAGTGAAAACACAAGTTTTCACTGCTGTTCGATTGGAGAAATGTTTGTGTGGGCTGGAGGTCGTCTCTATCTTAGTAATTCTCATTGGAAGCCTACTACTGTTCGCCTTGTTAGGAGGGTGCGCGGAGCTACGATCAGCCGACGTGGATCTCGGTTTGAAGACCAAGATTACGGCGGGGAAATCCAGCTCTGCCTCCCCTTCTGACAAACCTGTCGTCGGGGAGTAACGGATCTAATCCGCTACTTCGGGTAGTCTGTGGACAATGGAATGACCCAACCTACGAGGTGAGTCATGAAAAGTCCATCAGTACTCCTCTCCGCTCTCCTGCAGGGATGCAAGAGATTGGAGCCGTGTGTGAATGGGATCGATCGTGATTTGAAGACGATCGAGTCGAGAGTCGAACACGAGGGCGACAGCTTCTTAACTGTCGCTTTACCTGCCTTATGCGATGCCTTCGACGAAGGTTTAGCGTCTGGCAAGTTCACCTGCCCTCCTGGCTTTAAGAAAACCAGAGGGGGATCAATCCCGAGACTTTTCTCAGGTATGATCTGTGAAGTGTTCGATATCATTACTGGGTCTATCTTGAACAACCCAAGTATTCACGTCATTGTAATGATGCGTGAAATTTGTAGGATGTTCAAGAAGCTTCAGCTCGATGACGATCAGGTTGAGATACTTGATCGCCAGGCCAAGCAGAAGTTTATCAAGTGTGAAGATACATGTAGGGGGTCGTTTCAACTCGACTCCCGAAAGCTCTTCATACTCGATAGTGTTTGCCGTCATATACTACCTAATATCGAATCTATCGATACTAGGGAAATGATGTTCAAACACGGTCCCGGTAGCGTTGCCGAATCTGTTATGCCGAACCAGAAGTGGTCCGTCATAATGCGTCATCTTGACGCATTACCCGAGTATGGCTTTGATACGTTTCAATACGTATCAGGCCACGCTGGGGAACCGATCGACAACGACCCTCTTAGCGACCAGGCCAAGTTAATTACGGTGCCAAAGAACTCGCGTTCTCGGCGCACGATAACCATCGAACCCTGCTGGAAACAGTTTATCCAACAGGGGTACAATAAAGTCCTTCGCGATCATATCAAAAAGGACCCTATATTGCGATGGTCACTTGACCTGAATTCTCAAGAGCACAACCAAAAGTTGGCTCTTGAGGGATCCCTAACCGACGAATGGGCTACAATCGATCTGTCATCGGCCTCTGACCTACTAACCGTAAGGCTTGTAGAGCAGGTGCTTAAGGGCAGACCCCTCTTACTTGAGGGGCTTCTCGGCTGTAGATCCTCTCTGCTCGAAACGGACGAAGGTCCGATTCGTTTAGAGAAGTTTGCCGGCATGGGTAACGCAACGACCTTCCCAGTCCAAAGCATAGTATTTGCCGTCTTGGCAATTGCTGCGCTTATCGATGGGCAAGTACCCACGTATGGGCGGGTTGTGCGTGCCGCTAAGAATGTGCGCGTT